AGCTCTTTCAGATAAGAAGTGAACTTCCATAGCATCAAGAGAACTTGTTTTAGCACCACCAACTGAACCAGTGATCCAAGTTTTGTATCTTCTGTCTTCTGTTTCAGAAGCTCTGTATCTTACGTGTAAGAATGGTCTCTTAGCGTTTCTTCCTAAGATTTGATCGTATACGTTAGTAGAACCAGCAGGTACAAGTACACCGCTAACTTTACCACCGTCAATACCACCTCTTAAAGAATATTCGTTAAGATATTTCCAATCTGACTTGTAGAAATCATAACCTCTTCTGAATCCAGTGAATCCAAGGTTAAGTGCCATTTCTTCGTCATTATCGAATAATCCGTAAGAAGTACCACCTGCACCGTAAGAATTCTGAGCAGCTAACATGTCGTCAATTGCGAAACCAAATTCTCTGTTTACAAATAATACATTCTCTTGGATAGCACCTTGCTTATCTAATCTTTGGATGATAGAATCGAAATCAGCTAAAGCTACAGGGAAACCACCGTTCCACACGTTACCTCTTGCTTCGATTGATTCAAACATACCTTCAGTACCAGCACTGTTAGCAATTGAAGAACCAGCTGGGTAAGCCGCACCGTTAAGGTCTGCTAATGCACCAGAAGCGTTTTCTGCAATTACACCTTCAATCATTGCCATTTCAAGATAATCGTCAAAACGAAGTCTTGTTTCATGCTCTGATTTTAAGTACCATAAGTATCCAGTAGCTCCATCTTCAGTAGAAACTTCAACCCATCCGATTTGTGCAGCATCTGAACCAGATACTTCATATCTATCTTTAATGATGATTGGCTTGTTTTCTAAGAAAATATCTTCAGCTTCCAAAGAACCAACCATTCCGCTAGTACCTTGTCTGAATTCTGAACCATATACAAATACTGTAGCAGCACCTGCATTCATACCTACAGCCTGAGCCGCTTCGTAATAAGCCACTTCAAAAGCATCAGCTGTACCAGCCACTGTGTCAACACCTACTGCTGTTACAATTGCTTTGTTTGAAGTTGCGCCACCATCTAATGAGATGAATACCGTTTGACCTACTCTGAAGTTACATGCAGCACCACCAGCTGTAATCCACGGAACTGCCGTAGATGCTGTAGCACCATCTGCTTGAGTTGTAGTACATCCTACATATTTTGTGTGTAACCTTCCTTGTTCCGCCCATTTGATAAGGTCAGAATTAGTTGGCATCTCAGCTCCTACCATTCTGATAAAAGAAGAGATTGTTCTGTTTCCGTATCTTTCGAATTCCTTTTCGTAAGTGTCGGGTAAATACTGATTCAAAAAGTTGAAATCAGTTATATAATTTCCAGGTAGAGCTGCTTTTACCGATGAGGGTGCTAAAGCTGGTCCTGGAACGCCTAATAATGCTCCTGCCATTTTTTCTATTTTTTAGTTGTTATTTATTTTTGTTACTTTTTATTCTAAGTGAATTACCGGAGCTAGATGATACTGAAGAAACTTTGAATTTTGCAGCTTGCGAAGTAACAGGTTTGGATCTTAATCCCATGTCGATGTTTTTAGTAGCTTTCACATCCGCTGTAATCCCGTCTGCCTTACCCTTCTCATAAAAGAATTTAGCAAATCCATCAGGATTAAAAGCAGCAGCTAGAGCTTTATGGTAACTTTCCGCATCTTTTAGGTATCCGTCTTCTGTTAAATGCAGGCTTATAAAATTATTCAAATCTGAATGATCACTTCTTGTTTTTTCTATATCACCGACAGAATATTTTATAACATCATTGTCGATTTTATATCCAAATCCTTCAAAGTCCTTAAAGTACTTATCTGTTTTAGAAGCAAACACATTGTTTCTTTTTATAATTTCGCCTTGGTCTACACTTTGTTCGCTAACATCACCTCCAGTTAAATCCGCCTTACTATTATCTACTGACTCAGTAGGAGTAAAATACTTTGATTTTAAATCTGAAAAATAATCTTTAGCTTTTTTATGTGCCTCCTTTTTCGCTATTTTTCGCTTACGAATGTAAGTTTCATCATCAATACTTTCATCAAAACTAAACTCTTCACTTATTTCAAAATCCAAATCTTCAGGATCTAAGTGAGGTTTAATTTCTGCATAGTATTCACGAATTAACTCATCAGGATCTACTTCTTTTAAGTCTCTATTGTATTTAATAAACTCATCAAAACCTTTTCCTGTATTCTTGTTAAACGATAAATAATTAGAAACTTCAGCTGGTAACTCGCTAGATGTGTCTTGTTTATTTTTAAACTCATCCAATGAAGCTATGTCACTGTCGTATCTATTTTTCAAAAATGAAAGAACTTGTTCCTCAGTAAGCTGAGGGCTTGGTGAATCTTCAGTAACAGGAACTTCCTTGTTGTTGGCTGATTCATCAATATTTTTATCTGAAACTTCTGTTGTTTCCACAACCTCTTCCGTTGTGTTTTCAGCTGCTCCAGCTTTCTCTAATAATTCTTCTTCTACTTGAGCCTGGCTCTTGTTTTCAGAAGTCACTTCTCTAACTTTCCAATTTTCCATTATATTTAATTTAATTTTATTTTATACAAAGGTACAAACTTTTTTCCTTATCTAGGTTCAAACTCTGCTAGGTCAAAGCCATCTAAGCTATCTTCGTTTGATTCAAAGTTTATAGATGGTAATTTTTCCTGTCTTTGTTGTATTAATTTAGATTGTTCTGTGTTTTGTTGACTAATTCTTTCTGACTTGGCTTTTTCTCTATCTTGCTCCCTACTCTTTAAACCGTCTACCTCTACACCTTGTAACTGCATTTGATACTGGAACTCGTGGTCCATTAATTCTTTCTTAAGTTCAGCTTCTGCTTTTAGCTTCTCAATTTGGAATTGAGCTTCAGCTTGTTCTATTTGCAATTTAGCCTGCGTTTCCATCTCTACCTTCTTCATGTTTACCTGAGCCGCCATCATTTGACTTTGCTCGTTAACCTGAGCTTGCTGTTGCATTTTTTGTTGCTCCATAGCTTGATCTTGTTCTTGTTTAGTTTTTTGCTTTAACTTCAAGACTTGGTTAGCCATTTTTAAATTTTTAACCTCTCTTATATCAATTGCGTCTGATAAAGATATTTGATCTCGCTGTAGCGCCATTTGTATATTTTGCTCAAGTATTTGTTTTTCTTCTTCATCGGGAGTCATTTCTATAAAAATACCGAAGTCATGTAGGTATAAATCCTTAATAGACTCAAGCGCATTAACATTGTATTTCCCAATTTGATTAACAAACTCTTCTTTAAATTCTGAATATTCAAGGACATCTGCAATTCTAAGAGACAAAGCTTCGGCTAGTTTCTGAGATATTTGAAGGTTGGCATCTAATATATGTCTGGTTGCTACATTAGAGTTTAAAGCTGCTAACTTTTGTAATCCAACTAAAGAATTGGGGTCAGGTGTAGAAGCGTCTCTAGCTTGATTGAGTCCGGTTACATCTCTTATCATATTTAGGTAGTGGTTGTAAGTTCCTATTAAACTTGACATCTTACCTTGACCGCTATTTGTTCCTAATTCCTGTATTGGTATTCTAGCATTATTGAATTCACCGTCCTGTGTATAGCTCCTACCTATTACACTACCAGTTTGAAAATAAAGCTTTAATGCATCTTCAGGGTTGTAAGCAGCTCCAGTTCCTAGGTCTACTTCGTTAAGTCCGTCTGCATCAATAAACACACCATCTGGAACTACTCTAGATATTACTTGCTGTAATTTTAAGTGAGTTATTTGTATTAAATCAGCGAAGTTTATCATTCTTCTAACTAAAGACTCAATAACCCCTTTGTACATTCTTGGTGCAGCGCCTATATAATTAGGTAATGTTTTTTGTGAAGCTGACTGAGGTCTAACCATATTTTTAGCTAACTCCCATTTTAAAACCTTAGGAGTACCCATTACCATTATACCGTCATACCAAACCTCTATCTTCTTTGATAGTTTTTCAAATTTTTCAGTTTCTTGTTCTGGAGGGTTGAACCCATCATCTTTTGGTATTACCCTTTCACCTCCATTATCTAACTTCTTTTTCTTATACACCATATTCTTGGTGGTTTTGTATTGATAAAAAAGCAATGTAACTACGTCTTTTTGAAACAGCGTATCTTGATATGGTCTAAGTATACCGTAATAATTATACCACATGCTAGACATTTTTGAAATCTCTTCTAATTCAGCATTAGTAATGTTTGGGTTTATTTTTACTAATTCAGTAATAGGGACTTGCTTTACTTCCCCATAGTAAAAACAATCATCAAAGGTTGGGCTTTCTGTATAGCTATACACTAGAGTAGCTGGATCCACATACTCAACTCTTACTCCTGATCCGGGATAAAAGTCATGTTTTACAAAGCTCACTCCTAAAGTCATTAAGTCATAATTCATTCTCTGCCTTATGCGTGACTTGTAGTGATTCATCTCTAGCACTGTATTAATAGCTTCTTCTTCGGCTATTTCTATAGCCGGCTTGTAATTCATTTGCATGTATAGGTTTAGCTCCGCTTCGTTTTCAGGTAACTCTTGTTCGGGGGTATTAAACATATTTATCCCTAAATCCGCTGCGTCTTGAAGTATAGGCTTTGCTATCATGTCAGCTGCAATCATGTTTTGAAATTGCTGTCTTTTTTCAGTAGATAAAGCGTCTTGAGCGTACGTTTTAATATCAAACATTCTATCGGACATACCATTAACAACAATATCCACAAACTTAGGTATGATAGGAACAGGCGTCCAATCTAGGTTAAGGTATGATAAATCTCCATCAACCGCAATTTCATTTTTATATTTCCCTATTGGCTGTTCTCCTCTTGCGTAAAGTTTTCGTCTATGAAACTCAATCCATTGACTGTAAAATCTACAGCCATTTCCGTCTCGTCTAAACCATTCATACTGTATTGATTGACCTACTTGTTGTCCATATTCTTCCGATGCTTTTACAGAATCACTAACGTCTTGATTCGGGAAGTTGGTGGGATTGATGTTTATTTCTATATTCTTCATTTATTTGAAAATTGCGCTGTGTCTACCTTTGTTGTCGTATGTTGCAAATTTAATGCTTATTTTTGACTCTTTTTTAACAGGGGTGTATAAATGCCTTTGATTAGCCATAATAGCTAACCCTGAACTGATTGAAGCATCGTATTTAGTTCTATTGTTTATGTTGAATTTTGCCCAATCATTTAAGGTTCTATTGAAACTCATTGAGCCCATTTCGTTTTCTTGCCTATGCATTCCATCAGAGTCAATGCCTACGTGTTTTTCTATGTAGCTTTCGATAGCAGCAGCGTGAGCTTGCTTAATATCTTCTGAGGAGTTAGGGATTCCACCTAATTCTTTTTCTGTCGATGAAAGTTTATGCTTTGGTCTGTCTGGTCTATTTAAGCTAAACCCTCTGTATCCTCTATTTTTAAAGTGATACAAAAGCCTAGGTTTGTTATTTTCTATTAATATAGGCATTCCGTAAAACACGCACGCCATTAATACTTCTTCAAAAAATATCTCCGCAGTTTGAGGTCTCGCTATGTATTCTAGAAAAAACTCATTGCTTGGAGCATCATCCATGTTAAATTTAGTAAGACCATGAAGAGCTCCGTTTGAGCCTATACCGCCTACAGTTCCTGATATGTCATAACTATCGCACCCGAAAGAACCCAAGTGTTCATTGCCTGGGTATTTAATGCCGTTTTTTACCACAAAACTATTTGTTCGGTGAGCTCTTGGAGTCCAGTTGATTATAAACCTACCTCTAGGATTAGGATTCCATATAACCTCGGTATCTTTAACACCGTCTTTCCACGCAAAAGAACCTCTAGTCAAATAATGTTCTGAAATTATAGAATCATTGTAGTCTATTTGCTGATATATTTTGTTTAAATTAAAAATAGAATATTTTGTTTCGTCTCTGAACGCATGCTCTTTTGTTCTGGGGAATTGCCTGTAAAACTCATTAAGAGCATCACTGTCGTTTTGTAAGGACTCTACTTCGTTTTTCCAGTAATCTAAAACACCTATTTTTATATACTCATCATCAATGCCTTTAACCGGTTTAATTGGTGAGTCAAAAACAGGGAATCCGTATTCATTTATGTATCCTTCAAAATTCCATTCCATAGGAATAAATAGAGAATATAAACCTGATTTAGTTTGTCCGTTAGCATTTCTTTTTTCTACATCAGAGTCGTTAAATAGTTTTCGGAAATTCTCCCCTCCTTTGTCTAAAGCATTCGAAGTTGATCCCATCATGCATTTTCCAACTACTCTACTACCTAGTCTTAAACATGTTTTAGTAACTCTCCAATTATTAAGGATGTTCTCAGGTTTGTCCCATTTTCCGCTTTCATCATGCACCAAGAGTAATAGTTTTTCCCCATCATAAGAGTTATCTGAAGTATTTTTCCAGTCTATAACTGTGTCTAATCCATCTAACTTTAATTCTTGTTCTTTATTTAAACTCTTTCGTGTTATCTTACTAGCTGGTACTCTAAATGCTAATTCAGTCTTTGGTTTATCCATACCATCTTGTATGGGCTTAAAAAAGAAAGGATATCTGGTAGATATAGGGACTATTTTGTCGGTAAACATTTTCTTAGCATCTGCACCTGTCTTTGATAATACACCTATCCTTGCGTCTCTAGTAATAGTGGCTTGATTAACTGATTCAGAAGAGCTCATAAAAGAGAATCCAGAACGTCTGTTTTTTAAGTAACACATTCCAAAGCATCTTTTATCAGCCTTGCAAGCCTCCCAGAAAATATAAAACAATCTATTACTTTCCCTAAACTCTGGGAATCCTATATCTATCTTACTCCATTGTAAGTACATATAATGACTCCCAGTAATATAAGTGGGTTTATTGTTGTTGGTAAACCAATATCCTTCATCTCTTTTATTAAATTCCTCTTCTATATAGTTTACCCATTCATTTTTAAAGTTAGAGTCTTTTTTTTGCCAATCAAATATTGTCTTTAAGTATGATAATTCTTTTGGAATCTCTCTTCTCATCCACTTATTGTGTCTAGAGTAGACCTCTTTTGGTTTAGACGGTAATGCTATTTTTAAGCCTTGTATGTTATATACGTCTCCAATTGTTCCGTTCTTAGAAATAACAACAAGGTCATATTTTTCATTATATCCGTACGCCCAGGATTTGGATTTATTTTTTGTTTTAACAACACCTTTAGGTATAACATTACTTAATAATGTCATTAATGGGGTCCATCCATTTTGCGTATTGTTATTTTGAGTTTCTCTCTGCAAATCCAGTAAATGTTTCTTTTTTTAAGGGTTTCTCTTCAATAATAGCTCTTTCAGATTCTATTCGGTTTAGTATTTCAAAAGCATCAAAAATGGCTAATTTTTTAGTAGCCGCTGCGTTTTTAAGCCTGTCTGCCGCTAAGTCATCTTCTGCATCATATTTTATAATGTCTTCCTTAGCAACCTTAATTAACTCTTTTACAGCAACTTCCCCAGCTGTTATAATATCTTTTTTTAGTTTTTTTAAATCTTCACGCATAACTTACGACTGTCTACTCTATATAATATTTCATCGTTAATTTTGAACTCATATTCCATGTCTGGGGAAAAGGAAATTCTATCCCCCACATTTAATCCTATTGATTCTAAATACTTATTTCCCACCTCTATTTCTCCAATTAACTCCTCGTATTGGTCTAAAGATAGTAAATCATCTTCTTTTTTCGTAACTGGTCTTATAAAAGAATACTTTCCAGTAGATTTCCATTTGTCTTTTTTCTTGTAAAAATATATTTGATCAAAAGGCACTAGGTATAAGTCGTTAGTAAAATGACAAGGCCCAGACTCCTCAACACCTTTCATGTTATAGAATCTTCTAAACACATTATGGTGTAAAATAACTTGATCCCCATTTTTAATAGGGCCTTCGTAATTAATCGGAGTGCCCTCTATTACGCCAATTCTATTTGTCGTTGTGTGATCTTCTTGAGAGGTGCTTATTATTAGCTTTTTATTGCCTTTTTTGCTTACATTATCATACCTCTGACCGCCTAGTGGTTTAAGTAAAAAATCTAATGCCGGTCTCATGGTTAATAGTTTATATTGTACTCTATGACAAAGGGCATAGTCACATTAAAGTTTTTCCACAGAACTATTTCTCTTTTCTTGTTTTCAACATACACTGAAACACTTCCGTCTTTTTCTTTCTTTATTACGTGAATAGTGTACGATGATAAAACAGGTTGTCCTACTACATAATTCATAGAAGATTTATAGTCCCCACCTATGGAGACTTTTCTAATATATTGCATTTTATTTTAATTTAATCTTAATAAACTATAGCCAACACACACGGTCCTCCAGCGCCCCCTGGCACAGGGATTCCAGCGGCAGTTAAGTTGACGCAATAAACATCCCCAGGCTGTAGTCCTGCTGCTAATGCAGCATTGTTGTCTGGGTAAACATAAGCGTTAGCCATAGCTTGAGCTATTACAGCACTAAAAGCTAACATAGGATTACCTAGTCTTTGTACAGCTATTGCAGATTTTCCTATTGATATACAGTCGTCTTCTGCTGATGCTGATTGACCTATAGTTACACTATTGTTTGATGGTGCACCAGCGTTGGCTTCATGACCAATAGACACTGATTCCGTTGCGCTTTCAGCTAAAGACCCTACAGTTACAGACTGACTTCCGCCCGAAGAAAAAGACCCCACTGTTACTAAGTCGTTTATTGTAGTTCCAGCTGTTGCTGCATTTTTACCTATACAAACATTGCCATTTCCTGTGGTGGTAGTAAAAGCTGAACTATGACCTACACTTGTGTTGTTTGTACCTGTAGTTAAACTGTTTAATGTGTTGTGACCTATAGCTACATTACTACTTGTTGTATTAGCTGTGGTATTACCTAGTGTTCCAAATCCAATTGCTACGTTTTCATTACCTAAGTCACCTGTTGTGTTGTCGGCACTTAAATGACCTATTGCTATATTACTATTAGTAGTGACTATAGCTTTTCCGGCAGCAGTACCCATTGCAATGTTAGAGTTTCCAGTGGTAACATTTCCTAAAGCTTCGATACCTACCGCTGTATTGTTTTGTGATCCCGCAATTGCTGATCCTAGTGACGCTCTTCCATACTGTAGGTTATTAGCGCCTATTGTACCAGCTGCATCTCCAAAGACAACCTCTGCTTTAATTCTTGAAGCTAATATAGTAGATGAAGTTGCATTTCCTTTTCCAATTGTAATATCTTCGTTAGCTACATCTATAGCTATAACGTCTTGTGATTCCGGAGCTCCAGATGCGTTACCTACCCAGAAGTTATTTGCTGCTATGTTTGGAAGGTCGTTTATTCTACCTACGCAAGAAACTTGCATAGAACCATTAGCTCCTGTTTTAGTAATTACACCTACGTTTTGAACTCCCACGCCTAATCCACTAGGTCTGTTAACGGTAAGTCCTAAAGGGGATGCTACAGCATCATATGGGCCTACATAAACAACGTCATTTATACCAACTGCGCCATCAATTTGAGTAGTATCAATATCTACTTCTCCAGAAACCATTGCTTTTGCATCATTTCCTTTAGCTGTAGTTGTGGTGATAATACCTACTGCTGGTTGTTTAGGGTTTAAAGGACCTGGAGTAGATAAGTCAACTGCTGGGTAGTTGTTTGGTCCAGCTGGATTATTAGCTATAAAAACAGGCATTCCTGGTAAAAACGTAGCGATAGTACTAGCTGCTTGTATATGAACACCTATCTCTACTGCTCCAACAGTCAGTCCAGAAGTAGATGACCAACTTACAGGGTTTCCAGCACCTCCGCTTGTTAGTAGTTCTCCAGCGTTTCCAGCGTTTCCGCTTGCGTGAATATCTAATAAAAAATCCGCTTTTGACTCAAACTGATGTTTAGTTACGGAAGTTATCCCAGCAATTCCAGTTAGTTTGAATTCAGAATTACCTGTAAATGTTTTTAAATTTATTTCATCCTCCGCTTGTATGGAAACATCATCCGGTCTTGTAGAAGATGCAGGTCCTCCAATTTGTATCGCAGATCCTATACTTCCGTCAGTTATTAAATTTAAAGTGTTGTCAGCGGATACTTTAGTTTCTTTTCCTGTGACGGTAGTAGTGTTTAACGAGCTAAGGGTTCCATCGTGTCCAGCAATTATGTTTACGTTGCCTGTGACAGCGTTATTAGCTTTAATAGATACTATTCCATCACTTTCAACATTGAACGTGCCTAAATTAGTAGCTATAGAGCCAGCGTTAAAACCAACACCAGCTATACCAGGGACAAACTCATAACCAAATCCAGCTGTCGGGACAGTAAAGTTTAGGTTTGTAGCAGGGGATGCTTTTATTTCTCCCCCACTCATTACCACGTCACTATTGACATCATTTAATTTTAAGTGTCCATTAGAAAGGGTTATTCTATCTGAAGCGCTACCAGCATTGTATCCTGCATCTAAAGAGATATAAGCTACATTTCCTATTCCTATAACATTACTACCTAAGTTTATAACACCGTTCCATGGGCTTGAATTATTATAAGCGTCTGCTGGACCAGGTATAGGGTTAGGTGAGGCGTTTAAAACCTCTAACAAAGTTACTTCTCCGTCAATAAAATCGGCTAAGGCTTGAACAGTTACTGTTTTAGTTAAGTTGCTTTGAGTAGTATCGGTTAATACTAAATAGTCGCTAGCAACTGGAGTTATATTAGGATATGCGGTAGTGTTAGATATTTTAGCCATTTTCTTTTTCTGTTATTTCACCAGTCTTTATGTTGACTACTGATTTTTCTCCATATTTTTTCATCAGAGTTTTTTCCAGTAATCCAAACTGACTTTTTAATTCGTTTACATCATTTATTACACTTTGCTTGTGTAATTCTATGTCTCCTAACTGTAATTTTAAACCTTGAAATTGTGTTTGAATTTCTTGAAGTTTACTTAATTCTTCGTTAGTTACTTTTTTTACTTGTTCTTTTACGTTTTCCATTTTATTTAATTTAATTGATTGTTTGTTATATGCAAAGATAACTATTTTTTATCGTTTTAAGTTAGTTATTTTTTCAGCGCCTCTACTTCCGAAGTAAGCCACATAAACCGTTATAAGTAAAGCTTCCATTAATGAAACCCACCCATCGTTTATTTCTAAAACTATAGTAGAGTCCAATACTATAAAAATAGTCATAGAAATAGTTAAATAAATCAAAGTTAATGGTCTAGTATTCTTACTCAACCATGAATCCGAATTCATATCACTATCCCATCTTTTTGAAATGTTGTTCATTTCAGCTATATCTTGATCCAATAGCTTTAAAGCCATTTCTTTGTCTTGTGGAGGTAATTCGGTGTCACTGGAGATAAGATTTTTAACTATTCCTAAACCACCTTGATCCGGTAAAAACTCGCCCACTGTATCTAAAATAAGAGGGGCTTTGTCTTTTAAGAAAATACCTACCTTAGTTTCTTTAAATTTCTTTTTGTCTTTTTTCTTATTGCTCATCTATTAAAGTATATGTAAAACTATTTCCCCAATATTTTTCAGCTTTTTTGCATAAATCAATAAACAACTCAAACTCATCGGAGTTTTGAAACACTTGGCATCCTGCTGAATACCCGTCTACCGTTTCTCTTTCTCCTTCACTAGCCTTGTGGATGTTTATTCCAAAATACCCAGATATAATACTTTCTTCTATCATATCATAATGAACGTCTTCGTCTTCGTCTCTATAAACATCTACTTCTCCTCCACGCTGAACTAATGCTGTGTAAGTGTAATGAGTACCTAGCTTATACACCCCTTTATATTGCCCTGGAACGAGTATGGCGCACCCTTTAGGATTCATTGGGGTTTGTAAGTATTTTAACCCTGGAAGAGTGGTCGCTTGAAATTCTAGATAATTCCATCTTCCCTCATACTTCCAAAATACAGAAATATAATCATTAAATAAGTTTGTAATAGGATTAGAGTCCCTAACTCCTACAATGTTTAAATTAAAAGGCTTGCTGTCTGATTCGAAAACATCGTGCCCCTTTGACTTCATTAAGTCTATTATGTGATTGACTTTACACATCTTCATCTTGACTCCAGAAAGGAGTGGACATTAACTCAATGCATTCTTCATGATTTAAAATCTCTTCCGGAATAACCGTAGAGTCAGCTATAAAAGTAGGCTCTATAGTCCATGAGATAACAAACTGAGTTCCATTAATAGATCTCCTAACAGTGCTTGGCGCTGTTTGAACTACTTGAGCAAATTTTATTTTGTCTAAGTCGCTTGATGTGTTGCATATAGCATATATTCTACTCATAATTTACGTGTTAAAGTGTTTCTACACCGTTTATTAATATTTCTACATATCCAGTACCTGAGAAACTGTTATTTACAATTTGACCAAATGTACCAGAACCAGAGGTTCCTGCGTTAGAGGCTATCCCATCGTTAGGTGGGTTTGGAGTGTCAATATATCCAGTTACTAAGTTTCCTAATGTGTCTCCGGCTGTGTTGTCCCATTTTATAGGGGTTACACCTGTGTGTTGAATAGCCCAATAATCACCAGTGCTAGGTAAGCTATTAAAGGATACTCCACAAAAAAAATCAAAACAACCAACAGTTTGTTGGCCTAGTGTTAATGTGCCTGTATCATTAGTCATTCCAGTTGCGTAAGAAGGATTTGCCTGCACCCAGACTTGTCCGAAAGGTGTTGGTTCTGCGGTATCAGGTAATAAAATAGACATATCACCACTTGCAAAAACTCCAGTTCCGGTTTCGTTGTCTGCCCAGCTTAACCCCATTTCATGTGTAGTATTAAATACTCCGTCTCCTGGGTTTATTTCGCCTTCAGGGGTAGTGCCACTATCGATTAAATTTTGGATTTGTGACCTACTAAGAGCTCCCCATTTATAAAATCTTTGGTATGACATATTATCTAATTTCTACGGTTTGTACTAAAGTTAAGTAATTTCTGTAAGTATCACTTGTACTAGCTCTTTGTTCTACAACTTGTCCTACATGATCAGAAGTAGCCCCACTGCTACAGAAGAAAAGACCATCCGTACTATCAAGTTTTGCATGCAATCCTTTCTGCGCTGAGTTTTCAAAAAAAGCAGGCCATAATCCAGAAAATGCTATTACAATCCTGTCTGCGGTTCCAGCACTACTTGTGCCTTCCTTTAATACTCCTAAATAATTTCTTTCAACTGCGTCACCTAGTTCTACATATCCACTTGTGTTTTGTTTGCAAGAATAACCACCGTCATCTGGATAAGGTTGACCGGCTCTATCTCCAGAGGGGATATTTCCAGGAGGAGGGAATTCACCTTCACTTATAATGCTAGGATCAGTTAAAGCTTCAAAACATTGGTTATTCACCCAGTTTGTTCCGCTATATATTTCAATTAGGTTTAAATCTGTATTATAAACAGTATCTCCTTCTTGTTTTCCGCTTAATGCGTTTATTTCAGTTTGAGTTTTATGTCCGTATGTAAAAGGTATGGGTTTATAGCTCATAATTAATATATTTCGTTTGAAGTTCCCCATAGCAGTACAATACCTCCATTAACGGTGGATCCTCCTGCGTTTGTAATTATAGGGTAATTAGCCGTACTCATAGTTCTTCCCATGGCGCCTGTGTCTTCACCTGATTGACCATATAAACCTCCTAATACCATGTACATGTGATCTGTATAAGCTAAAACGTTAGTTCTTTTAGCTGGCCAAATACCGGCCATTGCTACAGATCCTACTCCTTGGTCCGCTATAGTTTCTAAACATATCCCAAAGGGTCTAACTGAAGGAGTTGTAGAGGAACCAGTTGATTTTTCAACTACCGGTCTACTATTTGTAGGTGATGTAGCGGCTGTGGTAGCTATTTGTACAGTATCTCCCATTTCAATATTACTTCCCTCTACATTACAGCATTGATAAATCCCTGCTCCATACCAGTGGTGGGTTCCAACCGCATCTCTATATGCTGTCAATAAATGATAAGCATTAATAGGATCTCCATCGGGATCGTCAAAAGGAATCTTACATATTACCGTATCTAAGTCGGAAACAATCGCATCCCAATCTCTACTAGCGTTAGGTGCAAATATTTCATTAAACTCAAGTACACCGAAGGTTGTACCGCTTCTATGTGGATCAATGTAACTCATAAATTTTTATTTTATCCACCAATCAGTACCATCACAAATAAACTCATAATAAGTATTGATAGACGGAAGGGGTAATCCAGTAGTATCTCTAACCACAGAATCAATTTTTTTACCTGTTTGTGTTTTTACTACACAAGTGTTACTCGCTAAAGCTTGAGATATGTACTTCACTCCTATAGTGTCTCCGCTAACGCCAGCTGGTAGGGTAACTACAGCATTTGCTGTCATTCCAGTTTGTACTAAATATACTGTTCCAGCTACAGCTGGGCTTATACTTCCGTTTAAGGTGCTAACAGTCATTCCTCCTGATGGTGTCTGCCATGTTCCATTTCCAGTTGCGTCTGAAGTTAAAACCTTGCCAGCAGCTGGAGCGGTCTGTATTTGAATTTGAGAGCAAACTAACTTCCCTAAGGAGCTTCCCCCTCCAAACAATACTAATTGTCCATCATCTGAAGCTGTTAGCCAAGTGGTAGCTGAGTTGTTAACCTTAAAAGCAGCGGTCATAGAACTTAGTCCGGTCCCTTCAACTGTTAGCCTTGCGTTAGGCGATGATGTTCCAATGCCTACATCTCCAGTTCCTACAGGGTCAGGAAAGTAAATATTATTTCCACTTGTTGTCCAAGGTGATGAACCTCCAGATGGAGCTGCCCATTCCACTCCGTATTCAGAAATAGCACTGTTAGCTGTTAATACATGACCATCGGTTCCTATAGGAATTGATCCTGTTAAATCAACTGCACCTCCTATTGTTCGACCTACAATTAAAGTACCTTTTCCTTTACTAGCAATCGTGCTTAATGCGTTTCCAGTACCTTCGCCCACTACTACATTTCCTTCAGTTAGTCCTGCTGAACCTACACCTCCATTATTAGCTGATAATACTCCACTTATGTCGGTTGATCCAAGAGCTAAACTTACTGGTAGTATAGAACTAATTATATCATTACCCGATATTTTCACATTAGTTCCGGGGGTTCCGGTTATGTACCCGGCTAATCCGGTTATATTTGCTAGGGTGCTTTCGGATGTGAATTGTGAAAACTTTTCTGCCATTTTATTTTTTTTTACAAAGTTAATTATTTTTAAGGTATAGTTATATCTACTAAGTCCCCTTCTTCCATATTTACCGTCCAAGCGTTACACTCAGAATCTGGAGTAGCCTTAGGTAGGTTTGGGGTTGTTGGTCCTGAAATTGAAGGTAATAATGGTAAAGTTGACATATCTCCGTTTATTCTGTCATAGAATACCGTGTTAGTTCCTATTAAGTTGTAGTTGTCTAATGAGGCCTCTACAATTAATTGAGTCCCATCTTCAGCGGTTACCTCTATACCTGCTTCCGTTACTATTCTATTAATATCATCGTCCGCAACTGCGTTATCTAAATACCAATTATTACTGTAGGATGAGCTTGGGTAGGATAAATTATCTCCAAATTTAAACCATCCTGTACATCCAGCGTTTAGACTTTGGGGGCTTTTAGACCTAGCAAACAACTCGTCAGCTTGAGCAGAAGTTAATAATTGATTATAAAAAGCAAAATCATCCATCCAACCATCAAAAGGTATACTTCCGCTTGGAACTCTATTCCCTATACAAATTGTCCAAGGCCCTCCAGTGTTGTCCATTGGGTCGGTTCCAACCGTTGAAGTTCTGGAGCCCATAGGAGACCCTACAGTTCCTACTTCTAATGTTAATAATTTAGTGGTTTGGTTGTATGTTGCACAGAAGAAATTCCACTCTTCTTGAAAAACACTCCTACTTATTTGATCATATGCAGTTCCGTTGTGACTCACCCTAAAGATAAGATTAGATCCGTTTCTGTATATTAAAAATCCATATCCATTTAAACCATCTCCCGATTGGACAACAGCCATAGATCCTGGCTCTGAACTTGGGACTATCCAGCCGGTTATGGAGAAATTTACATTAAATATTCCTAATGAAGCGGTTGTTCCTAATCCGTTTCCTAATAAATAATACTGACTGCTAGCTTCATCTAAATGTAGCGCATATGCACTTTGCTTGTTGATTTGACTATTCTCTTTCCATGTGTAAAAGTTTTCTTGCCATGTAGGAGCGTTTTTAGTAGTCCAAAAAGCAGCTATATTAGAGGCTATATTGTAATCTCCACTGTCTACTAGTGGGTTTATTGGCGAACCTCCGTTATAAATAGCTAAGGCTATGTCGTTTGTTATTACAGTGTTGTAAGCAACACCTTCTGTCATTTGACCTTCAAAAAATCTAGTTCCTGATTTATTACAACCAAAAGAACCTGATCTAGCTACAAGTGGGGATGCGCCATCTTGATTGGAGTATGATACATTACCATTATAACCCCCAGGATTAAAGGTTACAAAGGGGTATGGATTACTTGTGAATGCTAACGCAGATGGTTGACCGTTTATCCATAGTGACCATGAAGGACTTGATCCGTTAGCGTCACTATTCCAAGTACAACAAAGATGAGTCCATTGATTTACTGGTATAGTTTGATCTGATAGTCCAGACTTTCTAGCTGTAGAAGCTGTTCCTGTAGCTCCGCCCATTTGAACTATTATTCTATTAGAGTTATGGATATTTAAAGTTAAACCAGCTTGAAGGTTGGCATCTACACCTGAATTATTGTTAGCCCAGATAGGCATATCGTAATTTGTCCTTGTTGGCCTTACCCATATTGAAAAACTAAATCCATCGGCATTAATCTCTGCTTGCTCTGGTTGGATTCTTTGGGTTTTGCCATTTTGAAATGGGATATATTCATCCACTCCATCAAAGTTCCAACCCTTTTTAACGACATATCCTGAACCACCTAATGGGATTTGGTGGAAAACTGTTGCTATTCCCGCTCCTAATCCTGTTATCATTTACCAATTTGCTATTAAATCCGTTGATGTTGTTCCTGTTGCGAATACTTTGTATACTTGAATAGGTAAAAATGTTCCTCCTTTTAGCCCTACATAAGTAACTACACTTCCTCCTGCTGTTTCTACCTTTACGTTGCCATCTGAACCGATGTATAAAATACAACCTTCAGACCTATTAAAGTTGGGATTTAAGTAAATACTGTAATCCTTACCTGTTCCAGTAAATATATCAGCTGAAAGAGTTATTTCTGTAGCGCTATCTACGGACACTACTAATGCTTTTGTTGAGTCTGTTTCATTAACAACTATATCTCCTTTTCTCAAATCGGAAACAGAATTAAATGTAGCTGTTGAGTCTTTTAGTTTATTTACCGCTACCGGTCCAGTATTTGACCCAGTTAAGCTAGAGCTGTTAGGGACTGGTAATTGAATAGTATCACTTGGTATTACTACTGCTGCAACGGAGGGTTGTAATTTTTGGTATGCCATTTTAGTTTTTGTTTTTATAAGGGAACATCCTATTTAAAGTATCACGCCTATGGTCACATCCGCAATCAGATCCTAGCGCTCGTGCTCCCTTTTCTACAACAGACTTTATTCCAGTTACTGAAGTAAACTTATGAATTGAGTCACCGAGTCCTTTTGATTTATTTTGGTGTGCCATGATTAAATGTTATATTGCAAAGATAACAATAAAATTATACTATAATGAAACATAGCTTCATGAAGCACTGGAGAGTTGTTAAATACATAATTAAAAAACAATACAACATTGGAGTTGTGGATTTAGAACTTATAATTTTCCTATATAGTGAAGGTAGGTTTACTAAAGATGATTTTGAATGGTATAAACAAATAGTGCCATGGGACAATCACAGGTTTACTAGACTCATGAAAGAAGGCTGGGTAAAACAATGGGGTACGAATTACAAACATAGAAGAGCTACATATGAATTAACTCATAGAGGGAAAACTATGGTTGCTAGAGTGTATAGGTTATTACTTGAGGAGGAAAGGTTTCCAGATTCAGACGCTACTGTTATAAACAAGAGAAAAACCTATACTAACAATAGGTATAGAAAAGCTATTAGAGACTTAAACAAGGATAGGTCTTTTTAATAAAAAAAGTCAACAACCCGATTCTGAAGCGAGGTCATTGACTTTTATACGTTTAATTTAAAATCAGCTTAAATGTAAGAATTATTTCTTACAATTCAAACATTTTTCTTCTTTTTTAAATGCTAGAAACATTTCTCTAACAGCATATCCAAAACCAACACCAGCATAAAGAGGGTGAGATTCTAAAAGTAATGCTGCACCTATTAATCCAGCTGCTACAGCTTTAGATAAAGGGTGATTAACTATTCCTTTAATTTTTTGCATAATTGTTTTTTAACGTCTCATTTTGGTTTTCCCTTTAGTTTTGGGACGATTATTTCTATTGGCACGAGAAATAGGGAATAAACTTTTTTGTTTGGTTGCTTTCTTTTTTGAATGAGCACCCATTATATCCCATGCGCTTTTCTTTTTAGCGGTAGTTGCTTTCTTTGCTCCCACTACTTCTTGAATATTCTTGAGTTGTTACCTAGGTGTTTTTCGTATTTCATACCGTGGTCTCCACCGTAAGCGTGTCCGTAAATCTTTTTAGACATTGCTTTAGACTCATCTCTTCTGTCTTTTAAAGATTGCTTGTGATGACCTTTATGTTTGTTTCCTAGAGACTCATCAAGTCTTGCGTTATATCCTTGTTTCATAATTGTTATTTTTTCTTTTTAGGTTTTCCTTTTACTTTTAGTAATTTTTTATTATTCTTCTTAGCTTTTTTGCTTGCACCTCTTGCGCCTGCCGCAACTATAGCCGAAGCTGCCTTTTTGCTTATCCCTTGCTTTTTAGCAATTGAGTTAGCAACATTTTTAAATCCTTTTACTTTTTTCTTAGCCATATACAAATATACTAATATTTTCCTTTTCTTGAGGAGGGGGAGCTTTTTTTGGAACCACCCTTGCCAGCCCAAAGGTTCTTACACGACCAATACCTAGCTGTCAACTTAGACTTAGCGGAAGAACACTTGTGGCGAGCTTTAAAACTTTTTCTAGCTGCGGCTGAGTAATTGTGACCATATCCTTTGGCTCCAAAGTGAATCACCTTCTCTTTACCTCCTTCACACCCTTTGACCATTTTTTTCTTTCCTGGTCTTGTGGATGATCTAGGCTTGTTACAGGCCATTTTTGATTTATCTACTCTAGCCATTAATATTTCTTTTTAGCTTTCTTAACTTTTTTTCCAGTTTTTTTTGCATGAGCCTTAGCTTTTTTCATACCATCTTTGGTATATGCAAATTTCTTTTTTCCTACTGTGGGCATAATTATTTTCTTTTTAATGGTTTAACTTTTTTTCCTCCTGCTCCTTTCATTCCTACTTTTTTCTTTTCAGCTTTCTTTCTTGATAATTCTGACTTACTCATTTCAGACTTTGTTTTAGGAGTTTTTCTTGAAACTCTTTTACTTGGTCTACAATATTCATTTTTACCTCCAGCTCCACAAGCTTTTCCAGTTCTAGTATCTACCCACTTTTCTTTTTCCCATCTCTTTAGATTAGATCCAGCCTTAGTCTTTCTTACTTTACCTTTCTTTTTACGACACTTTGCTGTAGCCTGAGCTGCACGAGCAGACCATTTGCCGTAACTTCTCATTGCTTTTTTATAACAAGCGTCTTTAGGCATTAAGTATTATCCTTGTTAAATTTTTGATAATCAGAGAATGAATTTGATTTGTCGTTGCTAAAATCTTTTCCGTGATTAGACTCAGATAAAGGAAACGCTAGGTTTCTCTCGTTGTATTTCTTTTCAGCTTTCTTTGCTACATTAATAGCTCTTTTATTTTTTCCCTTAGTCGCTAACTTGAATGACTTATTCATCTTTTCATCATATGCGTCTTGAACGTCTTGTTTTGTTTTTATTCTTCCCATTGTTTTGTTTTTACACTGTTCTTAAAATTCCTCCTGTTTTTGGATCTACAGTACCCTTTGGCTTAGGTAAAGCACATTTTCCTTGCACCCATTTACCTTTGTGTTTAATACACTCTTCCTTGGTTTTTATCTTACCGTTTTCTATAGTAATATTTTTTTTCATAGTCTTTAATTATTTAACCATTAATTTTTTTTATTAATCCATGTAGTAATCCTCCGCCTATTATAGCTGCGTTTGTTTTAACCATTTTTCTATTAAAGTCGTTAAATTTTTGATCAGTAGACCTAAGGTCGCCAAATTTTTCTTTTTGA